AGTTTGCCTAGTGGATTATTTGTGTTTGGAGGTATAATCACAGCCTGTTATTCTAGGATTTATCCTGGATCGGTTATATCATTTATTGCGAGCGTTTGTACAAAGATAATGCATGTATATAGTGTTATTGAATATCGTGTAGAACAAGCTGTGGATGTATATAACGAGTATAAATCACAATATATTACACCGTTTCTCAAAAAAGACACTAGTTGCGAAGTTGATAATCAATTATACATAAAAGATAATATTGAACTAAAAACTCAGCCGTCCGATAGCTTTGATTTTATTTTATTGAAAAAGAACGATTGTGCATTTGTCGATATAAATATAGACAGTCTTCTATGTAGATCTCACTTAGATTGTGCATGCGACGTGTCATTTATGACATTTGATGTTACATTTACGCAAGAGGAAAATGTTACAGAGACATTTTCTCTAAATATGAAAAAACTCAATTACATACAGGTTGGAAATAGAATAACCAGACATGTTATATGGTATCTTCTTAAAGAACAGTATAATAAATGTTATATGGGGAAGGATTATAGTTTGTTGGCAATTGATAATAAAATAAACATGTTTACCCTAACCAATGAGAATACAATGACAATAATGAAGGATTGTGTTAAGGTAGACTAATATAATAGATTTATAAACCTATATAAATAAATGTTTTTATAGCTATAAAGCAGTAGTAATGGAAATAGCTCATTTCACAGATATAAATACACTTAAGCAAAAATCCGAAACAGATGAGAAACAAAATAATGTTTCTACGCATCATGATCTTTCTAGAAAATGGTCATTATGGACACATCTTCCGCATGATACAGATTGGACAATAAATAGCTACAAAGAAGTGTATGAACTGTCGAGCGTTGAAGAAACGATTGCATTAACAGAGTCTTTACCTGAAGTATTGGTTACAAACTGTATGTTGTTTATTATGAGAAAGGGAATTATTCCTGTTTGGGAAGATCCAAATAATCGCACGGGAGGGTGTTTTTCGTATAAAGTTCTGAATAAACAAGTATACTCTATTTGGAAGGAACTTACCTATATGCTAGTGGGTGAAACTCTTAGCAGCAATAAAAAGTTTACCGAAACAATCACTGGAATAACAATTTCTCCCAAAAAGTCTTTTTGCATTATTAAGGTATGGACATCTACGTGTGATTATCAAAATGCTTCAATTATTACCGATGAAATAAAGGGACTTACTAGTATGGGGTGTTTATTCAAAAAGCATACTCCAGAGTATTAGGTATGCATTTTGTGGGCATGGGAGCGTGCGTGTGTGCAATGTTGTTAAAATATATAAACATTTCTAGGTATATATTGTAAAATAACCGACATATACATAGTTAACATATTGACTGTTTACCGTTCTTGTGGTCGTTGATCGGTTTGTGCCCTAAACTGTTCTGGGACTATAACTGGTTTTCTTTGATAAATATTAATATTTTGCACACATTTTAAATCTGCAGTGAAAGACTGTTCTGGCTTTGTGAGATCAGTTGTTCCTGTTCCTCGCAAGAACGATTCAATATCTATAGCATTATTTGCTAAGTGATCTTGTGGAAGATGTGCACCTCCTAGCCCATTTCCAGGGTTATAGGTATTGCTTGCAACACCATATTCTTGAGTTAATAGATAATTTTGACTGTTTATAGATCTGTTAAGTTCCATAGCATAGTCTCCTCTAGTATTTTTATTTCTTGTCGATGCCATGTTTCAGTTGATTGAACAGAGTATATTACTATATAGATACATTATATTTCCGTTTACAACAATTCTTCTATTGCATTCTTAATAATAGTTTTTCTTGCTATTTGTATGTCTCCATTATTCGCATACATATCTTGAAGACACATATGTGTAAAGAAAAATAAATGATAACTAAAAAATAATGGCACTATTTCGGAGTGTATTCCTTGATCATTTGTCTTGTCGTGGTCAAGTAATGGAATAATGTTCTTATGTTTGATGATTTGTATGCACTCGTTTATGAAGTCGTGTTGAAATAATTTAACTATAATATCGTATTTTTCAAACTCTATATTTTCTGCATTATCTTGATTAAATGCATTCGATAATTCGGACTTATATAAAAAGTCAAGTATTTCTTTATCATCTCTATATTCGCCAATGACTTCTTCTGGAACGTAAATATTAAGTTTACTTAGTAGTGTGGAAAATAGGCTATCATAAAATACATAAGTAGGTAAAACACGCATGTCATAATTTGTTACGCTCATGGATGATACGCTGAATTAAAACTATATAATACCTGTTCTTGTTATTATATCGTTTATGTATTTAGTTTACATATCTACTTATTTAGTATCTCTATTTGCATCACGGGAAGCAATTCCACCTCTTATCCAGTTACTAGATGCAACCTCTTCAATAGAATGAGAAGGATCGTTAATGCGTTCGTTGATGCTACTAATGAGGGGAGTAGTAGAATGGTTCATATAGGTTTGCTCGGACAAACGATTTATTGAACGACGATTGGTCTCTCTTTCTCCTTGTTGAAGTCTTGCTTCGTCTACACTATTTGCAGATCCTCTTCCTAGATAAGGCACGGTTGAGTACGGACGTTGGTATAACTCAACCTTCGATCGAGGATGAGTTTGAACTGATCCTAATAAAAGTTCAGAATTAGCATCCACATTGCATCCTCCAGCACCTAAATGCCCGCCTTTATAGTTGACAGCTGGCTGACTTGTTGCAAACTCAATGGGCTGTTTCATTGAACATTCCGCTAAGAAATAATTTTGCAAATGATAATTACAGGTTTGAGTGTTTTGCATAGATCTTTGATCGGCAACACAAGTATCAACTCCTAGACGAGTTGTATTATCGAATGGTTTGGGCTGTTCCATATTATACTGTATATATAAATGATACATTATTTTTTACGGCATGGATTGTAAAAAGAAATGTTTACTATATGTTTACCTTTGTTGTGGAGAACCAACATCGTTTGCACCACACATCATGACATCACCGTCTTTGCAAGATGGCATGTTTCCGTATAAAAATTGTGCAAATGCTCCTTGGTCGTTCACAACTCTGGTGTTTGCAGTAGATGTAAACTGCCGCATAGATGTGTCAAACTCGAAGTTTTCTCCTAAACCACTAAATATACGTTTGTCAATATTCGGATTGGATTTATTTACATTTTCTATCATTTTTTTTGCAGAAGAGGTTATGTTACTATGCACTTCTGGTAAAAATGAAGGCGGTGCCGATTTCTTATCAGGGTCGTCTTGTATATCAGTTAGAAGAACATTTGACATTGGATTTTCTGCCGTTGTTGGACTAAAATTGTGGGATATTTCTTTATTAATTTGCTGGGTAGTTGAAAATATTTTCCCACTTCCGGCGTTTCCAAACCCTTCCAGATTAGAAATACTCTTGTTCTTTGTTTCAAACAGTTTATTTCCACTCTTTTTGTAGTTAACTTGTATAAGAACAATAATCAGGACAGTGGCAATGCCAATCATAATAGTTCGGCTGCTTGGGTGAACTAAATATCCTAAAATTGTCAACAGTATAGTAAGCCGAGTGATTGCATTTAGCTTTTCTACATAATGCATGTTTGGGCGAGGCCATATATTTGCTATTTGATTTCTATCTATGAGAATGAATGGGTTTGTTGCCCAAAATATATCTGACATTACTTATATAGTTTCCTATTATTTTTTATTTTTAGATTTCTTCTTTTTTGATGAGGAGTTTCCAGATGTCTTGCTTTTAGAGGGTTCGTTATTCTCTTCCATCATAGCAATAATCTCGTCATCAGTAAGTAGTGGTGTTGTTGGGTGTTGTTGTTCCTGCACTTGTTGTGCAACTAATGCCGCCTGTTGAGTTCTTCTGATCTCGGCACGTTTCTTCATCTCAGTAATCGTATTTTTTCGTTTTACCTGTCTATTTATAGCGTTCGTATCTACACGTTGTCCCTTTTTCATTCCTCCACCGTTCAACATAGTTGCCATTAAGTTTGCCAAATCAGGCATATCATCACCACCAAGGTCACCACTGTCTGCCCCGCCCGATTGGGCGTTTGCAAGACCCGCCATCATAGTTTGCATCATGTCTCCGCCTGGCATATCTTTTACGTTTTTTAAGACATTCGTTGCCTCATTAAACAGCTCTTGTTGATCGAACTCCCCTGAGTCTATCTTACTCTTTAATTTTTCAGTGACTCCTTGTGCCATACTGATTAAACTTCCTGGATTTTCGAAAAGCTTCTTAAGAATATCAGATGGCGTCTCTGCACCTTCAAAATCGGCCTCATTTAAGTTTCCAACTGTCTCTTTCATAATTTCTTCAGCAAGAGATCCGATCTTTCCACCCATTAAACTATTTAGATTTTCCTGAAATGAATCTGCTGACATATTTGGTGCATCAGTATCAGTATCTTCCGATGTCTCTTTTTGACTAGCTTTATTAAAAATGCCTTGAATATCATCGATTGTTTCGCATAGGTTGTTTTTGAAGTTTTCTTCGTCTAATTTATCAAAAACTTCTTTCATTGTCTTATCCATATGTTTACTGTCAATACTTCCAACAACACAAATTGTAGTTGTTTGTAGATATTTCCATATAACATCTCTTGTTTTATCCGTAATGTCACTACACGACCATAAATATTTAAAGCTAATTCCTGGTAAAAAATCTACATTCTCGTCAGAGTTCGCATCAAATATGCCTTCTTTTTGATATATAATATCCGTAAACCTCGCTGGATAAACCTTCATACAATGTGAAAATAGACTAGCAAGCTGGGCTCCAGTATAAGAGTCAAATCCCCACCATTTCTGAATAATTGGTTTGTATTCTGGAAACGTTGTAGACACATCATTGATAAAATCAATCATTAGTTTGGCAAAATCTTTTGGGATTTCGGTTGGCTTTGGATCTTCTTCATCATCACTTTCAACTTCACAAATAGAACCAGCTAACGGTTCGTCTGGAAACTGTTCATCCAATACACAATCAATGATATCTTCTAGATGATCGTTAGTGCTAGTCATAGGTTTTTATAGTATAGATGTATATCCTTATGTTTGTTTGTAACTTATTGTATTACAAACAAACCGCTATTACACCGACTAAAAAGAAAAATGAGACAAAATCCCATTAAAAATTAAAGTGATGTAAAATCAATAGTAGGAGTTTCACCTACGATGGTCTAACTTTTTCCTCTTCCTTTTGATTATTTGAAGAGGTGAAAGACGAAATATGGAAACACGCAGGACGTTCTTGCCTATCAATCCAGCATTTTGTAATATTCATTATATTGATTGCTGAATTAGCGTCTCTTGTTCTAAATACGATTTGTTTGACTTGAGGTCTCACGCATCCAGAACATACTAAAAGACGAAACTGCTTGTTTCCATTACTATGCTTGTAATAAGATAAATCATTATTACATTCACAACATTTTTTACTAGTATTACATTCGTTTATGGTAATTGTATCATATTTCTTGTGGATTTGCTTTCGTAATCCTTTATTGAGCGTAGGCATAAAATGTTTCATTTGAGTGCTTCTACTCCAATTACCATAACCAATTAGGATGTTTTCACCAAAGGTTTCCTTGATTTTATTAAGGAACTTATCCATACTTTTCTTACCATAACTATATTGACGAAACTTCATTTTTCGCCACACCTCTCTTTGGTAAAAATCTATTGTTTCTTTGTTGAGTTTATCCTTCTCAATTAAATACTTCTTAAACTTTTCATAATCAACAGATTTACTATTTTGAAACGATAAATGGGTTTCTTTTTCTATGATGTTATTTCGTTTCTTTTCTACCAATAATATTCGTTGGTTTGTTTTTGCTTTGCTTTCTCGCTTTCTTTGTGGTGCTGTATATTGGAGTTTCTTACCATTACTATCCATCATATATACCAGACTGCGTTTTCCAGGGTCGCAACCAACAATATTACAATGTGCTACTTCTTTGAGTTGTTCTCTGGATAAATCTTCTATGTTATGAAAATCTTGTTCTTGTAAAGTAGGAACTCTACTTCCCCATTTCTTATCTTTCAAATCCTTACGAATAAACAACAAAGAACAACTAATACCATCTGTTTGGAGTTGGTAATGAAATTGGTAATGTTTGCTTTTGAATGTTTTGTGTTGTAAGTTCAAAAGATTATTCCATACATCATATTGATTTTCCTTGATTGCTTTGAATAATTCACTTTTCGTTTTTCCTTCCAACGAAAAAAGATTGACGATACACGCAGTATCCAAAATAATATGCTTGGGAATAATGTTATTACGAAGTGGTAAAGGTTGGAATAATTTATGTTCTTCCTTTTCCAACACAGCATTCATATAGAGCATACCTTTCAAATAATCAAATGGTTTCACTTTCACATCATAATGAACCGACTTTTTTATATTTTCAGGAAGAATATTATGTAAATGGGTGCGTTTCCAGTCATCAAATATCGTATCGGTTTCCTCATTACATTCTAATAATTGCTTCTTGAACTTGAATAAAACTACTTTATCTTCTGTTATGTTCGTGGTGGTTTTATTGATGAACCGAAGAAAATGTTGAATAAAGTGTTCTTGTGTGTTATTAGATAAGGAAGTATGTAGTTGTGTTGCCAAATACGGAAGCATATTGGATTTATTTTTTAATGGTGTCTTTTCGTGATTGAGTAAAGGTTGGTATTCCGTATCATAAAACTCTTGTAAAGTGTCTAACATAGATGTATCTTTTTCCTTTCTTCCAGTATTCGTTTTTTCTCCTAATACCTTGATACAATACAGAATAAACTTCTCATTTATTTCAGGTAAAGGTTGATTGTTGTTATAACATTTCAATACATATAACCTAATAAACTGATAAGAATGTATCATCAAATCGTTCATTTCAAAAACCAAATTGGTAATGACTGGTTGGACTTCTTTATGGTTATGTAATACAGATTTGAGTGTGGTTTTGATGGTAGTGTAGGCACTTTTTTCATTAGAACGGAACTCTTTGAATGTTTCCTTTTTCTTTTTCCCCATTCTATATACTTACTAAATATTTTATTTTAAGTGATTTTCTTAATATAATCAATTAATTCCTAAATATTATTGTCATTTTGTTTTTCTTCCATTTCTTTTTTGAGTTTTTCTTTTCTTTTCAAATATGAACGTTGGTTATATAGTTTAACCTGCTCTGGCGTTGGTTTATAATTATTATTTTGTTTGTATGTATTGTTTCTTTCCTTTATAATATCTTTATTATTTTCATAATATTCCTTTTTATATGAAGGTGCTGTGTATTTTTTAAGATGTTCTTTTGTTGCTTGAAGTTCTTGCTTAGTTTTTTGTAGTTCTTCTTCTAAATCTTTTATTCTTTCATCTTTATCCATTACGATACTATATATAATAAAAATTATTAATATCTTTTTATTATATTTTCAAATTAGTTTGTCTCATTTTTCTTTTTAGTCGGTGTAATTTTAAAATCTGGTATTTATACCATAGAAAAATAAAGATCTCCAAGCTTTTTCAGATTTTGAATGTATTTCATTGTCTTTTCTTGACTATCTGGAGACATTTCTTTGATAGGACTTCGAAATCTATCGATTGCTGTCATGATTTGACCTGCATTTTCCATATCTCCAATGTCTTCTGCATAATCATTATCAGCGAAAAAGCTGATATCTCCGTTTTCTATCTCAGTCGCGTATTTACTTGATACGTATGTATTCCAAATCTGAATAAGAAGCTTAGGATTTGCCTTTCTTAACATTTTAATAGAGTTTCTCGAACTTCGAATATCCATATCTTCTGGAAACAAGCTTACAATATCATTCATGAACTCATCAAAGTGATCGTTAAATGCTTTTTGTAATGTCTGAGCTTGGTTCATTTGTATGATGTCTATATACAATATACATGTTCTTTTATTTAAGTTTCTTGAATAATTATTATAACAAGAATATATGATCGTGTTTATTTCATATTACTGTTCATTTTATTCATTGAGCTAGTAAACTCTTCTTCCCTCATTTGTTGTAATTGTTCTACAGTCATGCCAGCATTATCTGAACTAGCCGCATAGTCGAAGTCATCTGTTGGTGTTGGGATGGTTCCGTCATTTTCACTCGTTCCTACGTAGTTATACATTTGACGCTGCCCACCATTTCCCTTTGTTCCAAGTTCTTCCGTTCCTTGATCTAAGAAACTAAAACTATCAGACATTACACCCAGCATGCCTCCTCCCTGAAAAGAAAAACAAGATGGTTCCATATTATTTTTGGTAGCTTCCTTCACATTTTCTTTTGCAGCTGGTTTCAATATCTCATATATTGCATCTCCATAAACAACCTTGTAATTCTGGTTTAATAGTAGCATAGCAGGAACGCTTTGGACATTTTCAGGCATGATTATTTTTTCGCCATTGTCAAGAACAATATAAGTTCTACCACTTTGATCCTGAACACGTTTGTCGATTGAAATAAAATGCAAAGATGATTGAAGACTATTTGTAGTTATATATGATATCAGTTTTTTTGAATGCTCACAGTATTTGCTATAATAAAGAATGTTGCTCATTTAGTAATACCCTACAAAAGTATTTAAGTTGTTATACAAAATCTTAAATAATTTCACATTTTGTGAAAAATATCTTTCAAATTGAACCACATTATTGCATATTAGATTATGCAATTAATATATAGATAGTATATAAGTTAAATTAATATACAGCATCATGAAGGTTACTAACGTAGTAGAAAATAATAACGAAATCAAGTTTGTATTGAATGGGGTTGATCCTTGCATTGCAAACGGGCTTCGCCGAACACTCTTATCAGACATCCCATGCGTCGTAATGAAGACAATTCCACATGATCAGTGTAAAGTCAATATAACAAAAAACACATCAAAGTTTAATAACGAAATCATCAAACAACGTCTGGCGTGTATTCCAATTCACATAACTGATCTCAATACACCAATTGATCAGCTTGAGCTTGAGCTTGATATTGAGAATAATACAGAAGAGGTAATGCATGTTACAACTGGAGACATTAAAATTAAAAATATTAAGACATCTACTTATTTAAGCGATGATGATAAGCGTGATATATTTCCACCTAACCCCATGACAGGATATTATATTGATATTGTCCGCCTTAGACCTCGTCTTACACCCACATCACCTGGCGAGCGTATTACATTTACAGCAAACCTATCAATTGCGACAGTTGATGATAACAGTATGTATAACATGGTGTCAACATGTTGTTATGGAAATACTCAAGATGAAACTAAAGTAAACGAACAATACAAGATAAAAGAGCAAGAACTAAAAGATAATGGTGTGACAGGCGATAATCTTGAATTAGCTATGAAAGACTGGACATTACTTGATGCACAAAGATACTTTATCCCAAACAGCTTTGATTTTACAGTAAAAACAGTTGGTGTATATACATGTAAAGAACTTCTCAAGATTGGCTGCGAAAGGTTAATCGAGAAGGCAAAGACAGTAAAGGCTGCTATTGAAAGTCCCGGAAATAATAAAAACGTGGATGACGATGCGGGAGTAAGCGAAGATCCTGAAAATAAAACAAAAAATGATGTTACAATTGAAACTACTGCAAGCACTATTCAAAATGGATACGATATCACGATTGATAATGAAGATTATACACTTGGCACAATGTTACAGTACATGGTATATTCATCTCATTACGAAGGAGATAAACAAATGACATTTTGTGGCTTTAAAAAGTTTCACCCACACGATACATACATTATGATCCGCATTGGATATAAAGAGCCAACAGAAAAATCAATTGCTGCAGGACATATGATTGAAGGTCTTACAAATATTGTAAGTGTTTATGAAAATCTATTGAATATGTTTTGATAAGTTTTGATAAGTTTTGATAATAAATACAGTATATATGAAGTAAATAGAATTGATGTAAATATTTTTGATTTACATTTGCATCAATAATGAAATAATATCTTATTTATTTGACCTTACTTTGAATAAGTGAATAGCGTTGAATACAGAAGTGGGACATCCATATTGTTTACATATGTCATAACATCTTTCATACTAATAGATTTTTCTTTATTACGTTCATTATAAATTTTATGAAGACTAAACATATGAGTTTTTACATGAGATGGATATGTGTTAAGAGGTTTTGTCTTTTTCATATAACACTCAATATACATAGCAAATAAGAAATGAGTATAGTCGCATAAGAGATTGTGATAATAGTTAAACAGGCTTGTGTGTTCTGGGAAAAACTCTAGATATTTGCTAACTAGTTTTTCAGACCGAAGATTTAAATACATATATCTCGTATCTGAATAATTACACTTGAGGTTATCCATTATGTCAGTGTAAGTTTTACACTGGATCTTTGTTCTAGATCCAGTTATAACGTCTCTAATAATATATCCCTTTGGGATAGACGGATCTTTATTGTAGTCATCTACCGACGATACCATGTCGCTATAGTTAGTAAAAGCAAATTGTTTCGGCGTCTTCACACTGCTTTCTTTGAAAGCTGGCATTTCCATAACGTCGTTTCTAGATACAATCGTGACCGCATACGAAAGTTCCTCTTGTAAAATGTCATTTTCAATCGAATACACTTCAATCAAGTATAATTCACATGAGTTTACCTTTGTAATAATTCTATTATTTGTATGACGTAGCACAAAACTATACACGTATTTCTTGTCGAGATTATCAATGTTTAGTTTAGAGGCAGAAACTGCCTCGTAAAACATAGATCTAAATGTAGGCTGTTTATCATTTGGGGTATATGTGTAGTAAAAGTTGTTTGCACCTACCTTTTTTCTGGTCATAATTTCCCAATCGTTTAAACGATCATCCCAAAATAAACTTACCATTGTTCCATCAATAAACTCCTCTACTTGTAATTTTGTGATGTCAACAAACATGTCCGCAAACCCTTCATATGAATGCGACTTTGGAGGTGAAAATGAAATCAATCTATTATCATCGGTAAATAAAAGGGACTTCAACACTCCAACAGTTCCAGTCATAGATTGTGTTAGATGATGGCTATAATTTACAAGTTTGTATGTGTCGTATAGTGTTTCTTTTGTAGGATCGGGATCGTTATTTTTACATCTCATCACCTTAATATTTTTTAGTTTAATCGGCATATTTTTTTCATCATTGGACGAATTATCTTCGTTTGGATTGTTTAAATTAGAAATTAGCTGTTTAAATACAGGGGAAGATTGGGAAGAAATGGTATAGGTTGCTGTCATGAATTATCAAAATCTACTATAATACTTACAATAAGGTGTAAATCTCTAAGCCTTTTGGATATATGTTTGTATGTTATTTAGTAGTAGAAGACTGAAAGTCGAGTAATGTAAAATCAGTATCAATTAGGAACACGGTAAAATATATTATTCTATTATAAATATAGGAATAATAACAATGACTGAAGTACTAAGTATGACAAATGATGCTATAGCAACGTCCGCAGAAAATCAGGCAGCTACTGATCTTTCCCGAGGACAATTGAAATTATCCGATATTATTTTTATATTATCTCCAGAAAACGAGATATTTCATAATAAAACATTTTTCATTAACTATATTGATAAAGATAGTGCATTCATCGTTGATATCGATACAGGGAAATCCCATAAATTACGTATTCATAAAACGGGCAGTATTGGGGACGGAACCATTCAAACGATAAAAGTAGTGAGACGAAATGAAGAAGATGGTTATGCCCGACAAAATGGACTTCTTCCAGGAAAATGGTTAAATATTTATTTTAATGGAGACACGCCATTTGTTATAACCGCAGAAATTACTAACTTAGAAGAAGATATGATAGAACTTACTAGCTATCCAGATAATGAAGTGTTATTTATAAACTTTGGTTATAAGGGTGTCCCACATGATTTGCCAATCGATCGTTTTGAAATAAGAAACTCTCCTTCCAAAAAAATAGAAGACGATGAAGCCCAAGAAGATAGTATAGAAGATATAAATGATGATAATTTTGAGGAACAATATAACGAAGAGGGTTATGAAGAAGGTTATGAAGAAGAACAATACGACGATGAAGATGGTATAGACGAAACTTTAGAAACATCTGATATTTCAAATAATATAAATAAAGATGAAAATGCATTGGTTAAAAGTGTTCGCAATCAAAAGAGAACAAGACCCGAAAAGCTTGTTCAACAATATATAATCTCAGCAGATGAACGCATGCTTGGCGAGTTTCTTCCAGAAGTCACTACCCAGAAACGAAAGTCTGAAAATAAAGAAAGGTATGACATCCAGTTTCAAATAGACGATTTACTTGATGATATGGTAATGAAAAGCAAAATCAAAGGTGACATTTCACCTGAAACAATGCAGCGATTGAAAATGGAAACATCCAGGTTTGTAGAACTGAGAGATCAGTTTTCATTAAAGGACGAATATGGTAATGTTTTAAAGGCCAAGTTTCATAAAGCAGAGTGGAAACCCCTGATATCCATATTAGAAAAAATGGCTCATCCTGTAAGATGGATCGTACCTGTTGTAAAAAATATAAGGAGATTAGAGGCTGATATGGGCGAGGATGACAACATTTATGATGCCGAGTTTCAGCACAAGTTGGTGGATGAACTGTCTAGGTTAACAGATACCTATACAAAAGGTGGCAACGGGGAACTTATTAATCACTACAAGAAGTTTATCGATAGTATTTCAAGAACATTCCAGTCTTCAGTAGAGGCTGACCCCGAAGATAAAGACGTATTAACTTCTCTCAATGTACATAATGATTTGAATGTTGTGGTTGACAATCTTGGTAATTTCCGTTCAAGTTCTTGGGGGAGAACAAACCGTTACAACAAGACCCAACTAATAAACGAGTGTAGAATGGATAAATATAGATTACAAGAACCATCTAGCTTCTTGTTGGAGAGAGATGAAAATATGGAGAAGACAGACAGATCTTTGCGCGAGATGTCTGGAATGAAAGAGTTAATGTCAATTAAATCACTGATCACTCTTCCATATTCAGTGTCCAAGTTTTCACAGTATGATTTACCAATGACAGGATTACATGAAAAGATAGGAAGAGAGAACGCACTCACACTTTATTACAAGTTGCTATCATCAAACTCTAAAATACAACGCATTAGTATTGATAACTTTCAATCAGGATCAGGATACAATCTTTCAAACTATACCACTACAAATATGTACAAATTAAATATTCCAAAAGAAATGATGAATGATATGACGTCTTCTGAGATTTACTCGGCTTATTTACGATCAATTATTCCAAAAACAAAAAAGATTTTAGATATGATATCACCACATGCAACCCGTGCAACAAGTATGAATAAATATGTAATGTTTTTGCAGCCGTATTTTATATACCAATCTGATTTAACTTTCTCTCATTATGAGAGCATTAGTGGTTATATTAGAAATAACATCAAAGAATATATAACTGAGTATACGTCTCGGCTCAAAGAATTCCGTAGATTAAAAGGGTTGAGAAGTACATCTAGTTACAGCAACAAAAAAATCAAAAACTTGGTTGATGAAGGTATGCAGAATGACATTTTTGAAAAATATAATAAATCAAATAATAATTACTCGACAAGCGAATATTTGTCTCGTATTATTCAAATAGATGGTGGTCGTCTCTTTTACGATGCGATAACAAAAAAGAATATTGATAAGTTGTTACACAATGATATGCACAACACACTACAGTCTATTTATCAAGAAGACAAGTCTGTAAGTGAAGACGAACCCGAAAAATGCACTGTATATATGATGACAAAACAATATCTCACAAGGGAAGAAGTTTCTTCAGATAATGGAATGGAAATATACTACGATAAAAAATATGATACAACAGATTACGGTCTTCTGATTAAGAAAAACGAGTCTCATGTCAACACAGTTGAGAAGTTTTCTGCACAATATAATCGAATGACGCCTGATGAGTTTTTTGATTTTATTCGTGAAAAAGTTGCAACTCAAGTTCCAAACGGAACTCCCGACATAGACTACTTGACCGAAACTCTGATAAGGGGAAAAAGAAGGGTTCGAGAGGGAGAATATGCAATGCTATTTGATACATCTACCGATGAACAGAATTATTATATTCGTAAGAATAATGTCTGGAAGAAAGATGATAGTATTACAAATAGTTCCCTGTTTGTTACATCTGCGACTGATTGTAATTTACAAAAAGAGTGTATATCCCTTGTTCAAGAAGGATTAGACGCGAAATGTAACACAAAAGATACAAGCAGAAAAGATATACGCAATACTACGCTGAAGACACTGATTGGTCTACTTGATGCTCAATACTTTGCAACAAAAGATGAGCTTATTCAATACATTGATACTAAATATATTCGCGATTACGAAAATATTGATGTTATCAAAGCACGACGTGTTCATGATTTATGTAAATATGATGACTACCAATACAGAGAAGGATTAAAGGCTATGAATGTGATGACTGATATTGTAAAATCTCCTCATCTTAATTTGATGCAGACTATCTTAAGTCAAACCGATAATGGTAAAAAATATGCCGATCTTATTTATTTTATGAACAACTATACCGAAGAACACACAAACCAAGAACTGGAAAAAGGTGATCCGAAAGAAATGTTGTATTGTAAAAACACAAAAGTGCCTCTTATTCCTTTATACTACCGAACTCTGGCTAGTGCATGGTTATTAGATGACGGGAACTTTTCAAAACCTAATTTCATGAATGCATTGGATATAATTATTCGAAAATATGGAAAGGATGACGGAGATGCATGGGTAGATATGAATAGCGGAAGAGAGATAATTAAAAAATCATTTGATGAAGACGAGGGTTACGACGATGCGGGAAGGAAGAATGTAACTAGGGAAGCTGCAACTGACGATTTTGAAACAAAATATAGTTCACATATTGAAAAGGTTTCACAACTGAAAAAACTATATAATAGCCCCGAAACTCGTATTATGTTTAACATAGTAGTTACTCTATCAAACGTGATGAGCATACAAACTTCTAATTTAGTAGAGTTTATCGTCTCTCTTGCATCATCAATACTTCAAAAACCCAATGTTCTTCCAGGAGAAAGCGAATATAGGGAAGAATCAAAACGCAAGGCAAAAGAGGGTGAAAAGTCGGTTCCTTATAAATATTTGTATGATCACACTATCTTATACTTAACAGTTGGTGCATTCATAATAGGAGTTCAAACATCTATGCCTGGAATAGTCACAAAAAAAACATATCCAGGATGTATCCGATCATTTAATGGTTACCCGTTCGATAATTCTGGGGATTATAGTAGCATTGATTATCTTGCATGTGTAGTAAAAGGCACTGCATCTTCTAGTGGAGTGTGGAAAGTCGTTCAGAGAAAAGATATCAAATCAATCTCTAAGACTATCATTAAGACAATAGATCAGCATTACATAAATGATATTCGTGTCAAACAAAAGATACACGACAAAGTTGTGTATTTGATTGATCATCCAGATGAAGATGTTCCCGAAAGTTTGAGCATTTCTAGATGGACAACATTTCTGCCACCAGTAACCGAAATTAATACATCTAAGATCGAGAATATCACAGAAGAGTTTCGAAAACTTTTCATAGATGATTTGAAGGTCGGAAGTCCAGCACAATGGAAAAAACTAGGTGTTATTCAGGGGAAGCTTCTTTATTTCTCTCTTTATCCTCAAAGCTCTATTCGAAAATTTTTATTGAACGAAGCAAAAGGCACTGACAAAGAGACTATAGTAAGTCAAGGGAAGCTTATACCATTGTTTGAAAATGGCCGTGTTGCATCGTATGGTCAAATGGATACATTTTCCAAGCCAGACTGTGAAATAGAAACTTCAAATAAAGTTGTTCGAGTTCTTGAGAATGTGATACGAGACAATAAACTTTTAGGAAAAGCAAAAATCATGACATGTAGCGTTGATTCAAAGAATGTATATGCTCCACTTAGAAAAACATTTAGCGAAGAAACCATTTACTTGGCATTTATCAGTATATGCGAGTTTTCTAGATCTAATGTCAATCTTGATAAAGATATACTCCCAATTTGTGGAGATAAACCCGAAAAGTTTAACAAATCCGACACATTATCAGAAAGAATAAGGAAATTAAAACAAGAAAATCATGTATATGACAGCAAACAACTAGAACGATTACTCAGAGCCAGTAGTTTTAAAAACAGCGTTAGTGTCGATATGAACGATGCCACGGTTACTCAATTAACACATATTGTAAATACATTAGAATGCATTGGATCGGATAATAAGTATGATATACTCAAACGTCATCTAGAGATTATACTTGATAGTTTTGAAGTAAAACTAGACACAGGCATAACTGAAGAAATACGTAGTCTTCGAAACTATCTGGGACAACAAAATGAAGAATTATTTGATCGAATATCGGGGTTTATTGAAGATAATATTTCATTAGATCCAAGTGAAGTAAGAAACATGAATATATTGTTAAAGAGTATTACATCATGGAGTGCGGGAGAGAAGAATATAGGATCTATTCAAGTAGCACAATATAACTGTTTTGAGTTTGTGAAACGATATGTAACAAATATTACACACATATTTCCTGAAATGATAACAAACGCAGTTCCTCACGAAGAGGCATGGTCTAGAGCAAAAGATGCTGAAAAAAGGTTAGGATTATCTAATCTTGCAACAAATACAATCAACGAGAGTAATCACGCGTATTATAAACATTTAGAAGGCTTCTATAATAATCCTGTTTTGAAACACGTACTTGTAAAAATAAGAAATGAGTGCATAACACTCATGAAACTTGTAAAACATACTCCATATTTCTCAAGCGTTGATACAGGATCGACCACAATTTCATCTGTATTAGATATAGATACCTGCAAAATGTTGTTTAAATACTATATGTTAAACGCTTTGGAAACATATGTCAGATTATCAGAAAGAAAAGAACTCATCAATACCGATTTAACCGAAAACTATGGAATAGAAGAGCTTAGTCGCACAGAAGATGCGGCAATTCCAGAGGTTGACCCAAATATGCTAGAAAGCGATATGACAACTCTAAAGAGTGAAACCGCGAGACTTTTATATGGCTATTTGATAACAATGCAAAAACATCGCAACGCAATTGACATCACTTACATGCAAATATCAAATACGAACTTTCATACAAGAGAGTCTGAAAAACAGATGATAACAACAAGGTTAGAAGAACTAGAAGAACAGGATCAGCTTGATTTAGATAATATCATGAAGGTTATGAAACTTGGTGTTTGGAACAAGGGTCTGGCAAAAGGGTTGAAAACATTTGTTAAAGAAACATACGATGACGAAAGAATGTTTAGAGAAAAAATGCAAGAAGTAGAGAAAAATGTAAAGAACAAATACCATAATGCGGTAACAGATGAAAACTACGAGCAAATGAAAGACGACTATTTAGACGAGCTAGACAGAGAGATGGATCAAGAAAATGACGATAATGATTTATCTGGATTTAAAGGAGACGATGAAAATGGAGATTATGGGGGACACGAAGAAGAGGATTTTGGATACCTCGACTAAAATCGTGACTAAGTAAAATATAGCTTGTGTATATTATCATTTTTGTTTATATTGATAATATATACGATGGTCAAAAAAGAAATATTAGAAAATCCAGCATACTACTCTATAGTTCTCTTTATTGGATTTTTTTTTGCGATTGTTTATGGATACCCAAGTCTGGTATTTGAAGAAGACGGAAGTATACGACAGTTTGGTGTTGGATTTAGACGCAAGACAGTATTTCCTATGTGGATGCTAGCAATTTTCCTAGGAATTATAAGCTATTTACTGGTTCAAATGTACTGTTTGCGTCCAAAACTAATGTTTTAAACAGTATATAGTTTGACATCATACCAGTGCCAATACAATATTTTTATATAACAATATATCATTATATAAAAATAGAGAACGAATTATCCTTTATAAACAACTGATTTATCTTTCTTTTCCTGGTCATCCTTCATTGATTGCTGGGTGTCATACTCACCTGCATGTTCTTTCACTTGTGATAACGATGTAACACATTCTTGTTTCATAAGCATTGTTTTTACTACAACTATCAAGAGTAACATTGTGTAAATATACCAACAACACTCGCCTATATTATCGCGTAAAATGACCTGTTCTAGAAGTTCACATTTAAGTGGTGCATTTGCAGTTCCTCTCATTTCAGGTTTCATGACAGGGATCATCATCTTCCACATATTTTCAAAGTTTTCAGGAGTGATCTGATTAATCATTATACTCGTGTTCCCCACAAGTTTAAGAACTGCATCAGACGCTTTTTCAAGTAAATGTGCATCCTCTTTATCTGTTTCTTGCGTATTCTCTATGGTTCGGTCTACTTGTGCATTTCCAAGAAGTTTCACTAAAATAGTATTAGATGCTCGGTACACTGCATAATAACCAATCACGTTTGAAAATGCTCCTTTAAATCCAGGAAATATTATTAACACCAGCATAAGTCCTCCAAAAATTAACAACCACGGAACAAATGTGCTTACGAATACTTTTCCAATATTTTCACCGATTGATCCTCCACATTTATTCTGAAATCCAAGAAGATTTACAATCATGTGTATCAAAAAAAGAATAACAAACAACACAATCATCATGATGTACTTTTGTTTGGAAAACTTTGCAAACTTGTTAAGGTCTCCCATAATATCGACCTTTAAAACTGGTTTAAGAAACATGTAGTAAAGAATAATAACTACAAGAGACAATAAGATTGTCAATATCGAGTTGTCTTGCGATTTATTTTTCTTGGAGGTAGAACTGTTTTGCGAGTTTATTTTGGCCATGTGTTTCTATGTATATGTAATGTGTATAAATTATTATGATATTATAAAAGTAATTATTATGGATATCGAGTTCACTAAACCAACTTTAGTGGAACCTGGAACTAAATATTTTTTAAACGAGACGCTTGCAAGGTGCTCAAAGTTCAAAAAGAACTATTATAATGATATGGTTAATATCATAGTCACAATAACAATTATCTCCACGATAGGGGGATTTTTGTATTATAAATACAAAGGAAAACCTACTCCTGCAGAAAAATTGCTAAAAGAACGAGATCGAAAACATTATATATTGTCTAGAATCAAAAATTATCAAGACGTTAAGAAAATGGAAAGCCAAACACTTATTTCAGGACTTCCTGGATGGGAAAACGAATACGATCAAATATAAACAAACGTCGCTCAACATTGTTGATTGAAGAGAAATACATTTATAAAAATATCTTGTTATATTAACATGACCAGCTATTCAAATAGTGATAATTCTGAAACTGAAAGAATGTTAGAGGAACGTTTCGATTTCGGTGAAAAAGTAAATAAATATTATGAACTGAAGTCCATATACGAGAATACAATTCAAGAGAAAAAAAAGAAAATTAAGAAGAATGGGATAATACTAAGATGGTCTAAAAAAGAGTTAGCGGATGCTTTCCAAAAATATACTCCAAAATGTGTAAGCTGTTTTCGTGATGTAGGGTCGGTATTCGAAAAAAAGAAAATAGACGGGGTATATCATCTCACTGCTAGATGTGGTAGCGAAGAAGAGCCGTGCCAACTACACATCGATATACAAATGGGTGACATAATGAACGTATATAAAATGAAAAAAGAGAATGAAAAATTAATGAAACAATATATTGACGAAATTATCATCATCAAAAACGACGAATTATTTAGTTTTATAAACGAAGAATTAGCAGTTGATAGATGGACAAGTGTGAATGAAAAATTAGACGATGTGGTTGAAGAATATCGAGAAGTGCTGACAATGTATCTCCAAAAAATTAACAAGTCTGAAAACAAATCGCGTATAGAATCTGCAAATAAACAACTATCTGAACTAATTGTAACAAGTAAAAAAAATATATCTAGTTTTCATTCAGCAGGTAACAGCAAGTTTATTAGGGAAACCGTCGAAATATATGTAAACGAAATATTGCCACTTATCCACGAACTAAACTCTTTACAGTACGAAAATATGATGATGGACTATGACAAAGAAACTAAACAGCATCAACTTGTTCAAAAAACTATCGCAGTTGATACGTTTCATCTTCATGGAAATACGGAAGTTATTCGATTTGAGGTAGGAAAGCAGTTTCAAGCAAAAACACAAATGAATAAGGGAGAAAGGGAAGCCGAGTTTAGCCAAGGACCCTTAACCGATAATATTGTAGATATGTCCATGCGAAACGCAATAGAAAGTGACGATGAAGCTGATATAATTGAAGAACCCGACAAACAACTAACTTCCACTGGACAACTTCCTATGCAACCGATTACGTTACAGCCAGACAATGAAGATCTTTCACTAGAAAGTGATGCAGAAAGTGACGCAGAAAGTGAAATGAGTGAGGCATCATTTGACGATGAACCACTTCCCTCTATTAAAATTGGAATGGAAATTGACAGTTCATCTAGTGATGGATATATTCCACCTCCTCCACCACTGGAAGAAGACCAAGAAGAAACTGAATAATTACATTAAATGTCATTTTCTATTATTTTCTAATATTTTCTAATATTTTCTAATTATACATATATACATACGAATATAGGTATAATTATAATAGTTGTAGATGGCGTATAAAAAAACAATGAGATTATCGTCTAAAAAAAAATCCACAAGAAAAACAAGATCTACTGCTACTAAACGAAAAACAAATAAGAAAAATAGTAGAACACATAAATCTAAATCTAAATCTAAATCTAAAAAGAATAAAAAAGCTTTTAGAAAGACAAAATCGGGCACTCATAGAAATAGAAACCAACATCAAGGCACAAAAAAATACAAGGGCGGAAGTGACCCTTCTCGTCAACCCCTAATTAATACCAATACCAATCTTCCACCACCTACCCCTCTCCTTATAGATATGGACGAGGACGACACACATACTATAACGGAATCTGAACTTGATGCTATGGAATCTGCGTTAGATGACAACTCATGGGCAGAAGATACTGTAAACACAACATATGATGGTGATACTACAAGAGAAGATATCAGCGATGACGAAGACGAAGACGATGACCCATTGAATACCGCATTCATTCTTGAGGAACCCGACGGTGAACTTTAAATAAGTAAACAAACATATATCAACAATTATGGTGGTTGATATATATTTTTGAGTATTTACATTACTGTAATAATTAATAACTACCACCCCCTGTATTCGCTATACTAGCACGATTACGCAACCCTGCTCCAAGTAAATCAGTGTTACCGGGATATTTCATGTATTCGGTTGTAATAATTTCGCCTTTTTCCACGGGGGAACCGTTAGTATTTAGCGTTGTAGCATAGAAATTGGGCAGATTACCGCCACCAGTGGATAGTATGACACTTTTCCCGTCTGGATGATAATTAAAGTTCTTCAAATCTGCCGATGTATTCGTAGAAACGTATTCTCTAGGAAACATTAAATACGTTTTCTCGTTCCTTACATCATATCCGTATTTTTCTAGTTCTAGTGAGTCGACCCATATTCCAGCTGATTTATTTTCGTATAGAAATAGGTTCGTTTCAACTTCTGGATCATTTGTAGTTGTAGGTCGAACTGTTGCAAACGATATATACAGATTTTCAACGTCAGTTTCGTTATTATTAAATGTTCCGTGAATAGTATATTCTATAGATACACTTTTGTTTGGTGTGGAATTTGTCAACACTCTTATAAGTTTTGCACCTATAAGATCTGCCCCAGATTTTAGACCAGGTAGCTGATATATCTCCGGTTGGCTACTTAGCCCCTGTGGTGGATTTACGTTAGGAATTCTAGAACTATATCCAATACCGTAATAATTTCTTGTCAAATCCCAGGGTTGGTCCTGTCCAGGAACTGTATCACCATCAAGTCGACTGAACTTACTAATTCGTAGACCACGAATACCATACACGCTAGTAGATACAGGAGTTCCACCCGCTCTATATTCATCTACCCTTACTACAAATCTTGTTTCTGGTATTATATATGCAACCACTGACCAGGTGAGCTGTGAAGTGGTGCTATCATCAAATATCTCCTCTGCTTTTACGACTTGTTGGCCGATAGGAAACACCGCACTGGTAATTGTTTTTCCATTTGCAAGAGTATATTTTGTTTTGTAGTTGTAACCATACACACCTGCTTCCCGGATCATTGCGTTGGTCGGTATATCTTTAAACCATGTCCCAGTATAGTTAGAGGTAGCCAAATATGTTGCAGTTATACGATCAGTGCTGCGTTCTGTCTCAAGATCATACACAATGTCAGTTACATCAGTTTCCCCTTGTTCCGTGCCAGTTACTTTATATACTTTTGTCATATAATGATAATTTACCGCATTGGTAGTGGCATTTATATTTATAAGTTTACTCCACCCGTCTGCCTGCACTCCTGTGGAAAAATCAGATGTCACAACAATAGATCCTTGTGCATTGTCTGCATATGTTTCACTTGTGCCATAATTATACCCAGTTATACTAAATCCTGGATACGCACTAAATCCGTTTTGATTATCTAATATTTCTATCATTTTCATATTCGTAAAAGCAGTCAATGATTTAAACATAAATGATCCATATGTTTTGAATTCAATATCATCCCCATTCATTCTAAAGTCGACTTTATTTGGAGCGTATATGGTTTCATATGTAAAACTCTTGTTGTTCGAGCCAGGCCCTCCTTCGCCAGCTATGCTTGCATCAGCAGTATACTTAAATGATCCCTGAAGCCATCCCTGCGTTCCAGATGATAAAAACTGATCAATGGTAGCTCCAGTTAATATAGGATTGATTGTAGTGTTTCCATAAGTATAGGTGTATGCTTTGTCGATATTCACTCCCGACTCATTAAATCCCACCGCAAGCTTATCTCTGTTTTGTGACGTGGGACCATTGTACGAATATCCGTTTAACCATGTGATATAATTTGCAAGTATTTCTTCATCTTTTCCTGTCACTGGAGGTTCAGAACTAGGACGCTCATCGAGAACCATTTGTGGGTATAATTTAAAAGAGTTGGCCGGATTTACATCAAACCAGTTTGTTAAGTACTCGATATAATATGGAGTTGTTGTGTTATTTTCAGGTTTAATAAATACACTATCGTATCCTGTTATTTCAAACGTATGTTTTGTAATTGCGCTTCGCTGTAATCCATTTCTTTGAGAGTATGCCTGAACCGTGACACGTCCACTTGAATAGTCAGCTTGATGCACTCTTAACGTTATATAGACGTGTTCGCCTTGTTTCTGTTTGTCTACAAACTCATTTGTCGTTCCCCAGTTATTTGTTGTCCAGTAGTGAACCGTCTGTTCTGGATCTGCTTTAGACAATAAAATAAACTCGATCGGACCTTTCAATCCGTTAACCAACTCGCTTGTATTTGTTCTATCTTGTTCTGTGGTCACTGCATTATAATAGTTTGTTTTTGTCATATTCTTAATGTCTAGGTTGGCAACATTAATATCATATGCGGTGGTTCCTGGATCTAATTTATTGTAGAACTTGTCCATAAATACTGGAGGAGGGGTTATTTCGTCGGAATAGAAGTTAACTGTGTTGCATGGAAGAGACGTATCATTTTGATTACTAGCATCGATATAATTTACACTTTTATACGGTGTTGGACAAGAAACCGCATTATTTCCTACACAACTAAACCCGAACTTATCTAAACACCCAGTTCTTCTATATATTGCATTTCGAGTGTAATCGTTCAACATAGTAGCTTTTGTGTTATATATGCGATTATAGCGTAGCTTACTATCATTATTATAGTTTACTATTGATGACATAATATAGTATATAATAACAAAAAATATGCATACATAAAACATGTCTTATTTTATGTATGATGAAATATAATTTATGTAGCAAATGCCAACCCGCAGTTTCCAGAAGCAAAATGCAGAACGTTATACATTTCTTGAAATATAGTGAGATCGTAATTATAATCGTACAATCTCCATGTTGGTTTATTAATGCCTACAAAATCTCCCGTGTCTGGGTCGCAAATAGCCAATGATTGTGCGTGTGGATCAAGCGGCGGAACGGTAGTATTAAGTTCTAATTCTATTTTGGCGACACTTGTTAGATTTGCTGCTCCAGATGGCTGAAGTTGAAATATAGTATCATTCGACGAAAACATATAACAGTACAGCCCGTCGATCGCATCGGATCCAGTTTTTGTATATTTTTCTAAGTAATTGAATGTTGTTTCTGGTAACAAGTTTTCTCTGTAGTTTCCATCAAATAATATTGCAGCACTTTCTAATATTGCCTTCTGATTTTCTGGACGATAGTCCCCCGTGATATGCCATCCAGTGAGGTTTCCATTTGCATTCACGCCTGGGCCGATATAAAGTTGTTCAACCACATCACTATTAGAGTGTTTTCTAAAAATAGGATGCGTTGTATTCGATGAGGTGGTTTGTGTTTGACTAGATGCTCGGTATATTTCATAGGGTATGTAATTATACGGCCAGTTTGTTTTATTCGCCCACTCATTACGCATAAAAATATCGCTACGTTTTAAGAAAAACATGATGTTTGGTATCAGCCCTAGAGTGTCTAAATTAAACTTGACTGATCCAGCCACATTCTTTATGTTGTACTCTTTTACTTGCTTAATTAGATACTTTTGTTCTCTTTGAAAAAATACCCTTCTTTCTTCATCTGACAAAAATCCATAAGTGCACATCAAATGAACATCTGCGTTCCATAGTGTTCGCGTGTCGTCATACGAATCAGTAGTTAGTTTCACATCTGGCGGTGTTTGTAGAAACCTGTAAAATTGCATATGAGTTTGATTGAAGTTGGGTGCAACATACGGGTAATTATGCAGGTTATCAATGACATCTCTGATTTTAAATATTTGCTGTATTGGTCGAAATGTTACATGAACAAACAGTTCATTATATTGAAGGCTTGCAAGGGGGACTGCATTTTGCGATTTTAGCGAAAACCATGCATTAAGTGGAACAACAAGTTGTCTTCCGCGTATCGATGGTTCTGCCCCATTTTCACTGTCTGTATAGAATGCATTTGGGTATGTGTTTACGCGTGCTCCAGAGTTTGCAGGATCATTCATTTCTGGTACATGTCCTATCATTCTGTAAAAGAGGTCTTGTTTTTCTTTTGGAAAGTCTCTCTGGACCACAGATAAAATATATTCACCTGAATATTCTTGTAGAGTATAATTTCCGCAGGTAATGCTTACTTGTTCAATCATCATTGCTCCTAGGTAGTCGATCCATTTATACTCATAGGGAATCCACCGCCCAGCATTGTCAACCGGATCTGTGCTGTTTGTAGTTGGCGGCATAATGGGAGACCAAATGCTTGGCATATTTATAGACACATATGCATCCATTAAAAGATCGGCGTGTCTTGGTATTTTAAACGACATCTTTGATTGCTCATTTAGTCTGAGGCTTTTTGATCCATTGAAATCGACCCTAAATTTTTGCATAGAAAAATCAGTGTATTTACTGTATGCAAACTTGAAGAATGATTTTGTTGGATTACCTGTTAATATATTTCCAGCCTTTCCTTTGGCTTTTAATTGCATTAGTCCACCAGGCATAGTATATGACTAAGATGACTTTTAAACTTATTATAACTAGAGATATTAATGTATTATGTTTAATATGATTGTATATTAGATAGTTAGTTATCGGTGTCAGATTGTTTCATTCATTCATTTCATTTAATTCAATTACATAACTATTCATAAATATAAATCTATTTGTACTGTAATATGGATAGTTCACAAAATACGAATGATATGTTAGGGGGTGTTATAGACAAGGTAAAAAACGTAAAGGAACAATCTATTGTCATTATTCTTGCTATTATGATAGTAGGCATTATCGTGTCTCTGGTTATATTCTACTATCGAATTTTCACTTTAGAAGATAGAAAGTGTGATCAATACGACGAGATGTATCCATCTGTTAATTCGCATATGAGATCAATTGACAATTCAGAAAGTTTTAAGTTTATGTTTAGAGATTACTATATTAAGACGGCTGCAAATTGCTGTAGCACCGGAAAGATTAAGAACTCCATGGTATCTACATGTGGATTACGCAACGTGATAAAGGATGGTGTCCGCGGACTTGATTTTGAGATTTATTCAATGGATAATCAGCCTGTTGTTGGAACATCTACTCTTGATAAATACACTGTTAAGGAAGTATATAATAGAGTATACTTTAAAGATGCACTAGGTGTAATTATAAATTATGCATTTTCTCGGGGAAGCTGTCCAAATCCAGATGATCCAATTGTCATTCATCTTCGTTTTATGAGCAATAATCGAGAGATGTATGAAAACATGGCAGACATATTCAAACAGCACGAAAATCGACTTCTTGGAAAGAAGTATAATTTTGAAAATAACTACGAAAACTTTGGCGAGACACCGTTGTTACGTTTGAAACAAAAGATTATTATTGCAGTATGTAACACGAATAAGTTTTATAGAGATGTAAAACCATTTTATAAATATGTAAATGTCGCAAGTGGATCAATGTTTATGAGATATTTAACGAATACTCAGGTCCGCAACGTTCCTAGCGTTGCAGAATTAATTAAATATAACAAACAAAACATGTCTATTGTGATACCCGACCGAGAACTAGACAGTCCCAATCCAGGAAGTGTTGCGTCGCGAAAAATGGGGATCCAACTAGCCGCAATGCAGTATCAAAAAAATGATACATCTCTACAAGAAATAAGAGAGTTCTTTAATCGTGCAAATACTGCGTTTGTATTGAAGCCCGAGAACTTAAGGTTTGTTCAAAAATACATTGCTGCCCCAAAGAAACAAGATCCCAAGTTGTCATTCTCTACAAGAAGTGCACATGCACAGGGAATGAAGTTCGATATTTAGATGACCGAATATTTGTATTATATATTATTTTCACTCACTAATATATACTACACAGACGTATTTATTATAAAATATGAAATCGAAACATCCTACATGCGACAGTAAGATGACTTATTCTGAATGCGAACTTACTATATTACGCAGTGCCGTAGATAAGGCGGACGAACAAAAGGGCAAACGTATAGTAAACTCGCCAGAAGTCCAACGCATGATCCAAATAGTCGAAAAGTTTTTACAAAAGAAAGAACTCATTTGCTACGGAGGAACAGCAATTAACGCACTTCTTCCAAAACAGGCACAGTTCTACAATAAAGAGACTGATTTAGCAGACTATGATTTTTTTAGCACCAACCCAGTTGAAGATTCAAAGGAATTGGCTGATATCTTTTCCAAGAATGGGTTTGACGAAGTGGAAGCAAAGTCTGGGCAACATCACGGAACATACAAGGTATTCGTTAACTTTATAGGTATGGCGGATATTACCTATCTACATAAAGATATATACAAAGAACTCAAAAAAGATGCGAAGAAGGTAGATGGCATATACTACTGTCCGCCTAATTATTTGCGAATGTCGATGTATCTAGAACTGTCTCGGCCAGAAGGCGATGTTGGTCGATGGGAAAAGGTATTGAAGCGACTTACTTTATTAAACAAATATCATCCATTAAATATAACAGAATGCAAGGCAGTGGAGTTTCAACGTGCACTTTCAAAACAACACGAATACACGGAAGATGAATCTGAAAAAATATACAATACGGTAAGAAAGACCCTTATTCAAGAAGATGTGGTGTTCTTTGGTGGTTTTGCAATTTCTAGTTATTTAGATTACATGCCAGCTAGCACAAGACGTAAACTTCAGAAAATACCCGATTTTGATGTGTTTTCGGAATCGGCAGAGACAACTGCAAGAATTGTTTATGAAAGGTTGAAAGACAAAGGCGTGAAAGGTGCGAAAGTAGTTAAAAAAGAGTGCGTTGGTGAAGTGATTTCTGCACATTATCAAGTCATTGTTGGAAATAATGATACAGTAGCGTTTATTTACGAGCCAATGGCGTGTCATAGTTACAATAAAGTGCGAATTAACAACTTGTCTGTGAAGATAGCTACCATTGATACAATGCTAAGCATGTATTTGGCATTCTTATTTTCAGGTAGAAAATACTATGATCTCAATCGTTTGTTATGTATGGCTAACTTCTTATACAAGGTTCAAGAGAGAAACAGACTGCATCAAAAAGGAGTGTTAACGAGGTTCAGTATTAATTGTTATGGATATCAGGAAACTATAGAAGATATGAGATCTGAAAAAATGAAAATGTTCGAAAAACTCAAGTCTGATCGCGGATCAAAAGAATACGAAGAATGGTTTCTAAAATACAGACCTTGTGATAAAGTGAATACTAAAAAAACTCAAAAAACAAAAACAAAAAAACTTAAAACGAAAAAGACAAAAACAAAAAAGACAAAAACGAAAAAAAATCAGAAAAATAAAAAGTGATTTACACGCAATAGTGCTGAATAAACAGTGTGTATATATCTTCTAAAATCAGACGCGTTGCTTTTCCTATAAAAGATGCCAATATGTCGTCTCCCATGTTTTTTGTTAAGTACAATATCATACTTATCAAATAGCCAAATATCACGATTAACCATTGTTTCACTTTATTTTGAGCTCTCACTATCAATGGCATATTATCTTTAAAACAACACATCTGGGTTGGTATTCCTGTCATAAAAAAATTATGAACGTCAAGTGTCCCACCTAGAACACGATGTATATTATTTGTTTCGTTTTTCACACTAATCGTAGATGCAAGTGTGCCTATATTTGTGTAGTTAACAAGCGAAATACATAACATTTTTCTCTCTTTCTTCTCCTTAAAAAAATAGGGCTGTTGCCCATCAATATATCTTCCATGTCTTGCAATGTTTTTATCAATAATAAAAGGAATATGGGCTGATCTTGCGATACACTCAAATACGTCTTCGTTTGATTTATATACACAACGGACACGTTGCTTACATCGTTTTACATCATAATATGTTATAAAAAGACGGTTATTTAAAAGCTTATATAAGTTATCGTCGGTCACATCTGTAATTATTTGGAATATATCATTTAATACTTCAAGTGTTCCGTCTCGTTTGAATATGTCTAGTCCTCGACGATATATTTCCTCAAACAAGTCAAGACGCCCTATGATATATAACAGCGAACATATTGTGCTAATACTGCATGCCGAAAATCTACGCAGTTTTATCATATTTTTTTCTTCCATTTCTTTCAAAAAATAGAGTATTCCTACAACATATGAACCATTAAATGCACCTCCTTCTACAATTAAATCCATATTCATTGTTTTTCCGCTGTGAAATAAATCTTTTGGCATTGTTTCAAGTAATCTTAATATGTAATTTTTTATCATTTATAAGATATTAATATAGTGTTTATACTATACAATGTGTAGCTACCTTGTATAGTGATAGAAATGTAGGTTAAAATACTTATTGTGACAATAACTATACTAGAAATCTGTAAATTATTGTTGTTTATTACACATAGCGTGACTTTTGTTACATAGTTTTTACTTTTTATGAGGACATGTATCGCAAGGATATGTGAAACATTTATTCGTTTCCCTGTGTGATAGATATTCCATTTTTTGCTTTTTGATAGATTCCATACTACTGAGTTTTCTTTCACATGTACACCCATCACATGGTTGATATTTCATAGCAACATACGTTGCTCCTGCTCCAATAATTGCCCCAGCACTAATTGCTCCTAGTTGCTGTTTTGATTTTTTGTCCATTCTATGTATTATGCACAAAAAATAATTAATTCTGTAATTCATAGTCGATTTACGCGTATTTTACAACACGACGAAGAATAAATATAATAAGTGCAATAAGAATACTGTTAAACATGATACCATATGTATTTATATTGTAGTCTTCGCCGAATAAACCAGGTATAAGTCGACGTTCGTATTTTTTAAATGCTGGAAGCTGAAACAAAAAATAAATGATCATGGCTATAAGAGGGGTTTGTATTTCCTCGTAAATATCCTCAATTGCAAGCTGTTTTTCAATTGTAGTCTCTCTTTCCTTGATAATATTTTCTGTTGTTTGATAGTCTTTAATATAATCTGCGTTTTCATGTTTCGGGATATAATTTGCAGTGACTTCTACGTCAGCAGCAACTCTACTTTCATTAATTGGGATGTCGCGTGTTGGTAATTCCGTGCTTTTGGTCTTCGCCATTTTTTGTATACCAGAAACAAGTTCAGCGATTGTAGATTGTGATAACTCAAGACCTCCATTTTCTTTTTCAAGTGAAGGTTGTTGCGGAGATGGCTGGGTATTTGAAACTACACGGTTCTGTTCTGTTGCGGTTAGCTGTATGTTGCCACCTACACTTCCACCCCCTGCAGGATCTGTCGGTAAAGAAGAAATGTTAGTTGCAGAACTCATACTATCTTATTAGATAGATTGTATGCAAGATTTACGCAAGACGACTAAATAAAATACTATAACTACTTAATTATACTAACTTATAGTTTTCTTGATTTTTTTTTATTTTTTCTTCTTTTCGATAATGTTTTTTTTCGTTTACCTCCTGTCGTGTTTGCAGTATTTGCATTTATTTCATGAGAACGATTTATTCCTCTTGGATAGTTAGTCTGGATCCATTCGGGGGTTATTCGCGTGCGTGTAATAGGATTTGTTCGATGACGCTGTATCCACGTGCGTAAGTTTTCTCTGTCATAGCAATAATGCGTGCTATCTTCAAGTTTGACAGCACGTTCAATAGATAATGGTTCGTATGAAATATGATCGATTATTATTCCATCTTCTTTATCACAATCCTGATAATCTTCGGGGTTCATCATAGGTATGGGTACATCTAACATTGCTGGTCGTAACTTTTCAAGTATACTCGCGTTCTGTCCATAACGAACCGCAATATCGTAAGCTGTAGTCCCGTTGCTGTTTACCCTCATTGCATCAGCACCATATGAAAGAAGTGCATCAACAATGGGCTCTACTTCGTTAATATATGGGCTTTGTTGTGAAGTACCTACTATAGTCATAAGAGGCGTATATTCCGAGTCATCTTGTGAATCAACTTCAAATACACCTTCCCCCATTTCAGGATTAGCAAGTGTGCGTAGTATACGCAAACGCTTTCCTATATTGTCCGCAATAACGCCCCGTGGTTCAAACGCAAACAGTAATGATAATGCCGTTTGTTGATAATTATTTTTCATTGATTTGTCTGCTCCAAAATATAAAAGCATTTCAATCATATACACATCAACATTTTTGCATGCTATCATAAGAGAGGTTGTTCCTGTTGGATCATCACTTGCATTTACGTCGGCGGGCACATCGTCATAGGTTAATAATACTTCGGCAATATCATTGGTTCGCATCTCTACTGCAGTCATTAGTGGCGTGTAATCATTCATTGGATTAGTTGAGTTTATATCCGCCCCGCGGCTGATCCAATACCTAATCTCATCAACGCTCGCATCAGCAACCGCCTCGTGTAACATATAATTTGCATCCGATCCCCCATTTTTACTATATTTCGTTCTAGTGTTGGTCTTTTTTTTTATAGATCGTTTTCCCTTTTTCGATTTCGATTTCGATTTCGATTTCGATTTCTTACTAGAAGACATATAATAGAATATATATTATACTATACACAGATTGTATTTTGTATTCACAATATTATTCATTATTATATTTCTAATTATTCATAAAAATATAATAATGTGTCTACATCTCAACTGAACGAACATCTTTTTTACATTTTACGCTTTTTGCCTTAAATGTATAACACTTATTCCCTTGCTGAAAGGTATTTCCGTCAATCTCGCCCAGTTCAGGTGCTTTGAAAATAATACAGTTTCGCTCTTTACAAACTACTCTAAACATAGTAGCCAATCCAAATCCTAGAATTGCAGACATAATATGTTTTCCAGTTTCTGATTTAAAAAATTTTCCTAGTTCCATGTGAATAAAATGGAATGGTTATATGAATATATATATTAACATATAATTATTCATACCCGATTTATCTCTGTATAGGATAGGGTTGTATTTTTGAAGGATCACTTGGACAAGTCGTTTCTTTACCTTCGTAAACATAGCAGTTATCTGCACGGTCTTTGTATTGAACTCGCATCATATTATCTGGAGTAGGGTAAACAAACACCTCATGCATGTCCGCACCCCACAAGTAAACAAGAAGAAGTCCAAACGCGAAACTTATTAAAAATGTTTTTAGAGATAGATGACCACTAATCATTCGTCCTATATTACTATAGTCCGATAAATTAATTTATATTCCTATTCCTCTACTTCCAACGACACAGATTCTTCTTCATCAGGTTTGGCATCCGTCTTGTCATCAACTCGATACTGATCAATGTTCATAATACATGCGATTACATCGTTGTTTTCTGCATGAAGTGCCTTTATTGCAGTAGCTCGGTTACACTCGGTTTGCTCCATAATGGTTTCAACATCATCACTGCTTGCTTTTGCAGGTTCTTGACTATATATACCTTCTTGAACAGATTCCTCAGAAACGTATTTTTTTATGTTTTGAATAGAGTTGGGGACGTTATTTAATTCGTTAGCTAATGCATGAATAGCAGTCGTTTCATTGCATCCAGTTGCCTTCATGACGGTGTCAATATCAACACCCTGAATAGTGATTTCACGTGGCACGTTAGATCCATTATTTGCAGATGGTTGAACAGGAACATCATCACACTTGTGACTATCAATGTTCATGATACACGCGATTATATCTCCATCCTCCTTTCCGAGTGCGTTGATTGCGGTAGCTCGGTTACACTCGGTTTGCTCCATAATAGTTTGCACATCCTCTTCACCTACGTTTGCGGATGGTTGAACAGGAACATTATCACACTTGTGACTATCAATGTTCATGATACATGAGATTACATCTCCGCCTTCCTTTCCGAGTGCATTGATTGCGGTAGCTCGGTTACACTCGGTTTGATCCATAATAGTTTGCACATCCTCTTCACTTACGTTTGCAGACTGTTGGTTTCCAAGAGCTTTCTTCAAATCAATCTGATTGGACTGCGGTTGGTTCGTATATTTATGAATCTGTGATGGATGTGGTGCGAACTCTAATGCACATGTAAGTGAAGCAGGAGAACGCTCATGGTCGTTTATAATCAGATCCATTTGAACCTCGTGTTGACCAATAAACGAAAATATATTTTGAACGCTTTGTGGGTCAATGTTACACATGTTCTCTGGTTGTTTAATAATCAATCGTGGTTTATCAATTACAAGATTAACGACAGGAGGATGTTTGTCGGTATCTTCCATAGCTTTTTTGTCTTCTTCTGTCAAGAGATGTTTGATGGCCTTCATCTTGTGAACAAGTTGTCTGTTAATCTCAAAAATACGCGACATATCGCGACGCATTTTATCAACTGCTGCCTGTGACTCGGCCTGCACCTGTTGCACATCTTTACGCAACATTGTCTCGCGTCGGATTTCACCCATCTCGGCCATCTGTTGGTTTCGCATGCTTTCTATAAGGGCGGTCTGGTTTAGTACCTCGGGTTTATTTTTTATATCTCCAGGTGCATAGTCTGCAAGGATATCATCAATATCCTCTAAGAAAAACTTTTTTGCAGAAGAAGACTGCATAATGTGATCCACTGTAATATTCATATCGGGGTTACATGTAGGATTGGGTGCATGTGCCAATAACTTCTTCTTATCAAAAGTGTTATGATTGTGTGAAAACACAAGAATAGACTTCAATGGATCAAACTGAATAAAGGGGACGGTATACCCCTTTAAAAAATCTTTCTCTTCTGCCAATGCCTTGAAATCATCATACTTAGTTTCCTTGAGGAGTTCTCGCTTAAATGCAAAGGTGCCCGCAGTGGCGTGGTTGTCAGAGTAAGGGCCGAACCTGTACATTTGCTGCACGTGTTTGAAATATAAGAATAGCACGGTTGATCCGCCAGCCATTACTTTGGGGTCTGACATAAGTTTTTCTACGGCGTGACTAATGCGATCGGGGGGGTAGTAATCGTCGTCATCTTGGTATACGATAATATCTCCCTTACACTTTTCGTGCATATAGTTACGCTTTCTTCCTAAAACCATCTGTTTCTCTTCTCTAAAGTATTTCACTTGAGGGATATCTTTCACCAAGTCTTCAATGGGGTCTGTTCCGTCATCCACAATAATCCATTCCATTCTGTCTTTTGGGTAATCGTATTCGTTGAAACATTGGATTGCCATAGGGAAGAATGGTCTGCGATTATAGGTAGGTGTGCAAATACTTACGAATGGTAGCAAATCGCCATCATCCTTTTTTTTAGTATTTCCCCCCTTGTTATTTTTGGTTGGTTTTTTTCCCATGCTATAGTTATATAATTTATGATATTTTTAAGTAATTAACTTAAATATCATATTATCTATTATCTAGAAATATTGGTTACGTGTTGTTTATTACATTACACCCTTGAATATTTAAAACGCCGTTTTAACTAACAAGGGTTTGGGTCTGAACCCGGTAAAATCAATAGTAAGGAGTTTCACCCTACGATGGCCCAACTGT